TTGTTTCTTTCAAAGGCTCTCTTGGCACTTTCCTCATCATCTTTAGCAAAGGCATCGTTGAGTTGCATAAGAGCATCAAACCCTTGTGAGGTAAGGTCAAAGTTCTCTTGGATGTTTTGGCGTTTGATGTCAGCCAACTCTTTCTCATATCCAAGTTGCTCTGCATACCAATTAGCAGTAATCGCTCCTAACTCATTTTGCAAGTCCATATAGGCTTGAGTTCCTTCTTGAACCAACTCCATTCTTTTCTGTAAATCCGCTTGGTCTATGAGGAAGTTTTCATTAGATATTTCCTTTGCTCTTTTTGCTCGTTTGAGGTCGTTATTCATTCGGTCTAAATCGGCTTCGTCATAGATACGAGAATGTTCTTTCATTCCCTCAATCTCTGATTCCTTGAGGTCATTTAACTCTCTTTGCAGACCATTCTTATTCATCATATATTCGGACATCTGTCCTTCAATACGCTCTTGTACATCTATCTGCTCGGTCTGGGCTTCTAACAAGGCAAGGTAATTCTCGTTGTTAGGGTTACGGTCATACTCAAGTTGAGCTAACTGCACCTTCTTGGCTACCATCTCCTCCTCAAGTTTCATTTGCTCTGTCAAGAAGTAGTTGACCAACTCATTAGCCTCAATACGCTCTTCAATGGTACGCATCTCGTCATCACGGACTTGTCTGGCTCGTTCCGATAGCATTTGGAACTCTAATTGAGTCTTGTTTCTTTGAGCATCTGCAATAGCAACCTCTTTTTGAAGGGCTACAAACTCTTGTGCGCTTTTAAGGCTATCACCCAACACACTTGGTATAGATGCAAAGTTACCCGAAGATACCGCTTGAATAATACCATTAAATGCAAATATCAATGTCTGTAATGATACAGCAAAACTATCAGAAACACCTTGATTAGAAGAAAGCACATCTTTGAAGAGCTGGAAGCCCTCAATGACTAAACCAATACCCGCAGCTTTAAGAGATAAACCTAATCCCTTAAACCCTTTAGACAATATATCAACACCTTTCTTAGCATCTTTAGCACTATCTCCAACCTCTCCAACTTCGTCAGCGATATTCTCTATACTGTCTGCTGTCTTGTTTGCTTGTTTTTGAGAGTCCTTTAATAAGCTAATTAACTCATCTAATTTTCTCTCAAGACCAGAAAGGTCTGCACCGATTACTATGTTCTTCTCTATCGCCATTTGCCTAATGCTTCTTTAAGAGTTCTCGGATATTGATACTTGCCTTTAGCAGTCCTAATATCCTCATCTCTTTCGTTAGTCTCCTTGAGAGCCTTAATAAGATAACCTAATTGACTATACATCGTTAAGCAATTCCATTTGAGCTTCTCCCGTAGATAGGTTCAGCTTCATTTGATTGATAATGTAGTTTCTTTCACCGATGGTCAACTTGTCGTTGATTTTCAATGCCAACATCAAGCCCAAAGGCAACTGACCTCTGTAGGTAAATACCCTACGAGTTCTATCGTACAAGTCTGTAATGTAATCCTTCCAATAAGTATTGTACAATCCCGTAGCAAAGCCTTGCAAGTGGTAAGGGTCTACCTCTGTTCCAAAGTTAATAGTCTTAGTAACACTATCAGCCGTGTCTCCGTTGGTATTGCTTATCAACCACATATCTTGCTTCTGAACAGCATTGCCAGTCATATCGGTATAACTCCAATGGTTGGAAACAGGTATACTTAGATTACCAGCTACATAGAAGATGATAGGGTTGCCGATATACGGCTCTAACTCTCTCGTTACACATTGACCAACATTGATTTCAGTAAGACCTACATTTCCGCTACCCGTGTAGGTGTCGGTAAGTCGCTCAAACAACATATTGTCGAAGCCCACTTCAACATTAAACTCCTCGCCATCAAAGGCGAAGTCGGCTCGTAAATCACCATAGCCAACATCGTTCTGCAATCTATACTGCTCACCTAAAACCGCTCCCGTTTCATTGTACGCAAAATTGATTCTACGATAGAGTTGTGGTTTATTGATGCTGACCTCTTCCGTATCAATGTATTCTGTAATTTCTCTTGTACTGCCTTCTGCATACCAATCGTCTAATGGTTCAATGTCGTATTTTCCGTTTCCTACGGGTACAATAACCAAGTTGAAAGCCCGTACCAAGCTGCCTATGAAGTCGCTAATCTTCTGCTCTGGCATCTGGTCAGCTACAACCAATGTACCTCCAGTAGTCATTGCACTAACAATACCCGTTGCAGCCAATAGACTTGTACCTGCCGTATCGGAATACCAATCAGCCGTTACCCCAACAGTTACCGCTTGACCATCACCCGATGGTGCTAACCTCATATCAACATAATCACCAGCAACAAGGGTTGGTAAATACACAAAGACATTAGACACATTACCCGTATGCTCTTTGTAAGAAAAGCGTTCTCCATTGATAAACACCTCTACTCTATAAATAGTAGAGGCAGTAGCCGAACAAGAGTAGTCTATTAGCACGGGGTTGTTAGATGCCGTTACGGGGAATCTATGTAGGGTATCGTCAAAAGGTGTACCCCCTCCAGAAATGAGTGGTATAAGCTCTGGCTCTGCTGCAACCGCTTGGTCTTTGAACATATATCCCGCTCTCCTATGACACCACATAAACAACTTGCCAAAGTCAGCACTATCAAAGAAGTCGCTCTGGAACTCTATGTCGTACTTAACCTCTATAGCATCTATGATTGCCTTTAATTTTAGTGCGGGTTTAAGGTCGTAGTAAAATACTCCGTGAGAAGGGTCGTTGTGATAATGGATATTGCCGTCTCCGTGAGAGCCTTGACTATCGTAGAACCATCTTGTTACAGGGGTAATCATAGGATAGATAACAGAGCTACTTGTACCCGATACATAATCGAACAAGCCCGTTTCAATGTTCGCGTCGTTGTAGGTGTGGTCATAAGCCGATAGGTCAAGGTCAATCAACTTGTCCTCACCAAACTTGTCCTTCAAAGAGGTGACATTGCTATAAAACCCTACACTATACGCATAAGGTTCACCTTTCTTCATCTGCACACCCTCAAGCTCTAACACTCCATCTCTAAATAGATTGTTGTTCACCTCTATAAAGGCGTTGGTACGCAAGTTAGATATGTACCCACCATCAATATCTACATTGTAGTAATGCCTAAAGATTTTGTTGTTTTGTACAGTAGCGGGAATAGTGAAACTCTGGGTGAAGTCACCAAACACCTTTGAGATGTCCTTGATGTTTTGCGTACTCAAGTTTATCTCTATATTCTCCTCTTGGAATAGGTCAGCTCTTTGACCATTTATGTACAAGTCTACTTTATACATAGCGTGTATCAAATGCTTCTTCTACCTCTATCGTATAGTTGATAGTCTTATCGTTGATAGACTTCTGTAGAGTCATAGAGTTGGTTACAACATTTACAGGTGAGCCGTTTAACATTACTCGCTCACTCATCATCAAGTCTTTAATCGTCTCTTTGTAGTCTTCCTCTACAAATCCCGTGTTAAGCGTAGTGCGCACCTTGCCGTTGGTGTTAAACCTTTGGTACACACCTTCAGTAGCATCATAGGTAAACCCACTTGCACTCGATGTACCTACACCCCTTCTATATTGCTCGTTTGTTGCTTCAAAGTTATCTTGCGATGCCTTAAAGAAATGTAGATGCTCCCAAGCACCATAGCGATTAACAAACTCAATAGTGTTGATAGTGTATTTAGGTTCACATATCTTGTCAACCGTGACAAGGTCTAACGATACAGTAGCACTATACAACTCCAATGTGTAGCTGTCTAAATTATCAGGGGTTGTACCCGTGTACCCTAATGAGTTAAGGTATATAGTAAGGTTACTTGCTCCAATAGGGAATCTAATGATTGAACCTTCTGGCTGTGTTGGGTTGTGGAAAGAAGTGAGGTCTATCGTGTAGTCTCCAGAGCCATCGTTGTACAATATCTCATCTACATCTTCACTACCATACTTACCAATACAAATAGGCAACACCTCGTTGCCCGTCTCCTTGATGTACACCTTATCCACTTGGTTAAGATAGGTAGATGGAATCTCAAAGTTAGCACCCTCTGCAAAGGTGTGGTATCCGTTAGAAGCTGGAAATATATCTTTACTACCCGTATCGTTAACTGTCTGTGGTGGAGCAGCCTTGTTTAGATAGTTAACATCATAATCAACCTCAACCCATACTATCGTGCTATCCTCCGCTATTGCGGGTGCTGTAATTGCTGTAGAGCTATAAGTACCCTCTATGTACTCACGAACTAAAGGCGCAATATCAAAGGATATGTCAGTTCCCGCAAATACATCTCTAAACAAAGTGTATTGAGGTGAGGCGGGTTTACTTGCTCTTGCGCCATCCCATATATACACCTCAAGAGTAATATCCGTTATTGAAGATGCTAATGCTGAATAGTTAGCTGTAATGTATATAGGGCTTCTTGCTCCTACTAATTGGTCAGGTGCTATTACACTCATCGCTTGGTAAATCTTAAAAATTCATCTACATCCATAGAGACAGCCTTGAGGACTTCCTCTGGTAGTTTACTAAACTCCATTCTAAATGGTGCTTGAAAGAACTCGCTCTTGGGAATCCCTCGTCTCTTTATGCTTCTTGATATTAGGAAGGCTGCCCTATCAAGGTTCGCCTCTGTCTGCTTTATAAAGCTCTTGGTCTTGAGGTCTCTTGCCTTGACCTTCTTCTGTGCCATCCAAGTTCTTATTGAACCCTTCGGTGGTTGCTTACCATCAAAGGCAAATCTTGAGCCGTTAGGCACTTTGTACTTCGTACCGCTAACCCCCTCATCTATGTACTTACCATAGTCCTCCATCGTGAAAGACATAAGCAAGTGTACTCCCGTGAGGAGTGAGTAGTCTAAACTATCCTTGAGCTTACCAGAGCTTACTTGTCTCCTACGCTTCTTCTTACCATCGTTGTAGGTAATGGTACGAGTAGCACCAAGATTCAGCCGTGCTGCCTTGATGACCCGCTCCGCAAATTGGCGTAGCACCTTCTCGGTATTTTGTGTTACTACGGACAAGTGGTGATTGTGTTAGCAATGTCTATAGACAAGGTTAGATTCCAACCTACCAAGAGATTCTCAAACCTATCCTCAAAAGGCTCACAAGATGGTGTACCATTTAGCTGGTACTTGTCTTGCATTAGGTTGCCTCTCTTGAGGTGGCTTACTAAATCGTTAGCAACTAATAGTTGCGTGTTTAAGATGTCGTGTCTATTATCNACCCCGTAGAAGATTTGGTCTTCGTCTCTTGGGTCATCCTTACTCACATCTGCTACATCCATAAATAAGATGCTCATTGAGTAGGTAATGCCCACATCATTAAAGGTCACATTGTTTATCATAATATGTGACAAGGGGAAGATAGTCTGCTTGTTGAGGTCTACCTCAAAGATGTCACCCTCTGTAACTGTGTTGACTTGAGAGTTGGCAATAAGGTGTTCTCGTATCTTAGTTGTAATGTCGTAGAAGCTCATAATAAGTTAACCACCTCTTTGAGTTAGTGTTTAATCATCTTCTTCTCTACATCTGCCTTCTCCTTATCGTACACCAGTTTAGTAAGACATTGTCTTAATGGGAGGTTAGTTATAGAATCATATCTTGCAACATCACCACCCGCAAGGTGGTCTACGCTTCCATACCATCCCCACTTTCTACTGAAGTTAGCGGAGGCGGAGAGATTGAGTTCTTCTCCTCCTCCAAAGAGGTCGGAGTATTCTTCAATAACTTGTTGCTTAAACGATAAAAAAAAAGCGTAGCACCTAAAGCTACATCCAGAGGAAAGTCACTATACCCATCTGTACCCTTGTACTCGGCTATCTCGTAGTAGTCTCCTTTGGACATTGTAACGGGTCTGTACAAGACCCCAACCGTCTTATGCAACATCTGCATATCACTTAGGTAACTATCCAAGTCTATGTACTCTCCGAAGCTCATCTCCTCAAGGTTGGGTACAAAGCCGTATTCTTGCCCTCTAAAGGACAATCTCTTTACGAGTGGATGATTACCACCTACAATAGATAATATGTGCTGAGAGATGTCTAAAATATCGTCTGCCTTCATAGCGTGGGCTACCTTCAATGGTATGTTGGCAAATATCTCTAATGCTTTTAGTGTCATAAAGGTTTCATCTCCTTCAACCTTCAGAAACTTTTGGTACTGCTCAATAGTCAGTTCTCTTGCGTTCTCTGGCAATACTACCTTGACTTGTTTACCTAACTGCGTATCTCCCATAATTCGGTCTGCTTAATTTGTTGTAGGTTGCGTATCTCATTGCATCTATAGCGTGGTTAAATGCATCTATAGGTTTGTTGAGTAGCTTACCATTCTTATCTTCTACCCACTTGTAGTTCCTCATCTCTTTGACAAGGTTGTGACCTACTGCGTGTAGCTTGTATCTCTTTAGCATATCAATACCCGCGTTGATACTATCTGCTCCTTTCTTCGTTGGCTTTACATTCCAACCCATTCTATACAACTCCTCAATGGATTTAGGCTCTGCACTATCGGCAAAGATTTCTGCTCTCCTGTCTATGCCCAATGCTTTGAGCTTCTCACTAATATCTCGGTTGGTTAGGTTCGTCTCGTAAAGAAGTTCCTTTGCAAAAATACTATCACCTTGAGTGTATACCGCAACGACAGAAGTCGGGTCATTAGTAAAACCGAAGTCCATACCATACGAGAGGAGTTGAGCCTGTTCGGGTACTTCCTCTTCCAGAAATGTAAAAATCGTAGCCTTGCTTTGACCCCTTTCTCCCAATCCGTATATGCGCCAATAATCCTCATCAGTAGATTTGAGTCTCTCAATCTCTGATACAATACTATCATCCAGAAAAGGATTGTCCACATAAGTAGACTTAATAAAGGTGACATCGTCTCTTGTGAGTAGTTTGTCGTATATCCAATGGAAGTCATCGGAAGGGTTGTAGTCGAGGTAGATTTTATCGGTGGTTCTAA